TACTTCACGGTCATTTTCTAGATTTCCTTCGACCAGCCGGACCATCCCCCGCCGGGGGCATAAGCCCACGGGTTCTGTCCAAAATTGAAGGTTTCAACGGAGACGGCCCGATTCGGCTCATAAGGGTTGCAAGCCCTTCGGATGAACGGGACGAGAGGCCCATGGGCGGCCAAACTTCGGGTAAAGACGGCAACTCCGTTCTTTCGGAGTTCGAGGGTTTCAGCCGTTAGGTCGAACAGGAAACCATAGGTCCCGTCGAAGTAGCTGCCATAGCTGATCCAACCATTGCCGTCGTTCACGAACCCGCCGATGTAGTTGGCGGTGGTGTAACCGGTGGCGTAAGCCACGATCGTTCCATCGGTTTCGCACACACCGAACTGCGTCGTGTCGGCAAGATTCCCCAGGACATCACGATGGACCTCGAAATGCCTCTGCCCGGATGAACAGGCGATTGTTCCCAGAGCCGAGGCGGCCATGCCGAGCGATTGGGTGTAGGTCAAGCTGCCGTTAGAAAGGGTTGGCGTGTCCGTATAGTCCGGCGTGTGAAGATCGGCGGATAGGACGGCGTAGAGTACATCGCCACCAACCATAAGAGGCGGCTGGACAAGAGGCCGGATCATTCGTCGGTGCCCTTGTCGATGGTCAGGCGGATTTCTATCCGATGGAGGCGGCCGTCCACCGCAAGCGTGTCGGCGTCGTTGCCCGCAGCCCGACTGATTTGGAAGATTTGCTCCTCGGCTGATCCGGCTCCAGCAATCTCCACCGGGCCGGACCAGTCGGTGAGATACAGCGTGTCAGCCGTGCCGCCGGTGTCTGAAACAGAGACGGAATCTCCGAATGCTGAATCCAGAAGTTCGCCGTCGCCAAGCGATACGCCACACAAAGACCAGACCACCCCGAAATCCGTGCTGGCCGTCGGATGGCTCCAGACAACCCGGTATTCGATGGTTCCGCCGTCCCAGGACTTGGGGAGGAACAGTCCGAATTGCCCGGCGGTGTCCGCCGAAGCGTCAAAGGCCCGATAGCGGAGGTTCACGAGGTTGGTCGCCGTTTCCAGCGTGGCGATGTCGGCGCAGGGATTGGTTCCCCGAGGCTTGATGTAGTCGGCCGGGATGAACAGTGTGTGTTTCCCGAGGCGCAACGTCGCCGCGTCCTTGATCATGTCGGAGACATTCTGGAAAAGGCTTCCATGAGCATCGGGGTCGGCATCGTGCGTTGCGACTTCGTCTTGCACGAATTCTCGGGTCGCCAGCACGATGGCCGGGTCCACTTTCAGCGTGACCGCCTCGACGTTGCCGTGCTGCAAGATCAGGCGGCAATAAAGGTCTTTGCCGATACCGGATTCGAGCGCGGGCTTGACGCTTTCCGGGTACTTGGCGATGGCGATCAGATCGCCGTCCGCGTCGAAGATACCCGCCTCGCGTACGGTCCATCCGCCCTCGGTCGAGGGGATGACGGCCTCGACGGTCAGCCACGTCGGATTGTCTGTATCCGTTTTGATGGCGTTGATCGACGCGCGGTAAACTTCGTTCTTGAGGGCGGTTTGATCCTCGGTCGGATTGTAGGCCGTGCCGGCGCCGTCGCCGACCGCGAAGTGGGTGAGGGTGACGGCTGTTCCCAAGGCAAGCGCGTTGGTCAGCTTGGCGTTACCAACGTCGGTAACGAGGGTGTAGTACTCGGCGCTCATGCGGCCTCCTTCGGATAGACGGTGCCGACCTCCGCGCCGTAGGACGCGGCGGCCATGAAGGGCACGGGGGATTGCGTGACGATCTCTTCCAGCGACCAGGGATAGACGGCGACGTCCTCGCCGATCAGGGAAGCGGCGGCGGTCAGCGGCACGCGGCTTGTTTGCGTCAACACGACGCGCAGGTCGGTCAGGTGGGAGCGGACGTTCTTTGTGCTCAACGTGACGGCCAGGGCTTCCGCCTGGAGTTCGGGCGTTACCGAATCTTCGGTCGAGACTTCCACGGCAAAGGTGTAAGGGGCGCCCTCGGGCGAGGCTTCCCACCACTCGGTGATATCGGCGTCGACGCCGAGGGCTTTGAGCGCGGCGGCAAGCGCCTTGCGCGTGCCCTTGTAGCGATGCACCGTGAACGACGCGGCGATGACCGCGCGCTTCTTTTCCTCGGTCCAGGACGAATCCCAGACGTCCACGGAAAACGCCCAGGCGAGCCAGGGCAGGAACGGCGCCGGACAGGTCCAAGGGTTCCACAGGGTGGCAATCTTGTTCTCGATGGCTTCCAGCCGTTCCGCGTCCACCTCGGCAAGGACGTTCTGCAAATCGGTCGCCGAGGGCGGCAATAACGTCGTAGCCATCACGCGTCCTCCCCGGCAACCGCAACCGTGATGTCGGTGCAGTTCGCGAATTCCTGTGCTCCGCCGGCGACTTCCTCGGTCGGGCTGGCCAGGGTGACGCGTTTCACGCCCTCGACGCGCAGGGCCTTGTGGAGACCGTCGATCGTCACCGGGACGCCGAGCAAGCGCTGTGCGGCCGTGAATTCGGCAATCGAGGTTTGCGAGGCAGCGAGCAACACCTCTTGGTCGGGGCCGTCGAACAGGTCGAGGGTGGCCTCGACCGCATAGTCCACCTTGGTGCCGGGTTGCACCGTTACCGCGTCGGTCAGCGGGCGCACGCCGTCATCGTCGGAGCCGGGCATGGCCGCCAGCACCAGGGCGCAGAGTTCGTCGTCGGCGATGCCGTCGCCGTCGGCGGCCAGGATCGTGACCACCACTTCGCCAGGGGTCGGAGAGTCCACCGAAACGTCGGCGACGCGGGCCGAGGCGGATTTTGCATGATAGATGTACGCGCCTTCCGGCCCGGCCGTGGACAGCGCCTCGAACGCCATTTGCGTGCGCTCTTTCAGGGAGGCGTCGGTTTCGTAAGTCGGGTCGACCGGCGGAATTGCCGTGTCGTCGCCGGGGTCGAGCACCAGGCGCTCGGTATCGAAGTTCGCGGCCAGATTATCCAGGTTGGTGCCGGTCGAGGTCGCCAGCATCACGGCGCGGCATCCCTCGTTGAACTTCTGGAGAATCAGCAGTTCGCGGTAGCTCTGTTCTTCCAGGGCCACCACCAGGACATCGCTTTCGCTGGTGGCATCCCAATCCGGCAACAGGCCCTTTTCGGTCAGGAGTTCGCGCGCCTTCGCCTTACGGGCGGCAAGGATTTCCTCGAAGTCCAATTCCTCCACGATGTCGGGAAGCGGGAGCTTGGAAAGATCGACGGCGGTGAACGACATCGCCTATCCCCCGATCTTGGTATCGGCGGTGATGGTCAACTCGCTGTCGTTGACCGCGCAGGTGGTCGAGAGGATCGTCTCGCCCGTCAGTTCGACGGTGACGCGGGCGGACTTGAGGGTGACACGCGGCTCCCAACGGGTGATGCCGTCGGCCATGGCCGCGATCATCTGCATGATGCCGACCGGCGAGCCGGGGGCGTCGACCAAGCCGAAGACATGCGAGCCGAATTCGCGGCGCATCACACGGCTACCGACCGGCGTGGTGATGATGGTCGAAATGGACTGCCGGATGTCGGCCAGTTCGTCCAAGGTGCTGCCCGAAAGGGCGTCTATACCTGACATGGGCGCCCCTAATGCGAATGGTGGTTGGAGTTGGAACCGTCGGCCAGGATGTCGCCCGAGGCATGAATGCCGCCGGTGACTTCCACGGTGCCGGTAATCTCGAAGTCGCCGACCAAGCGGAAGCTACCGGTCATCGTGGCCGCGCCGGCGCCGCCTTGCGTGGTGACGAGTTCCAGGGAGGCCCCGGCAATCCGCGCGGAAGCGGCGGCCTCGATGGAGACGTTGCCGTCCGCCGTGGCGGTGATATCCGTTCCGGCGTGCGCCGAGACGTTCCCGCCCGCGTCGGCGGTGATGTTTCCCCCGGCCGTGACCGCAAGGTCGCCCGGCGTTTCGGCGGTCAGCAGCTTCGCGCCACTGTCGTAGGAAACCACCGTGCCGTCGTCGAATTGCACGATGTCCAGGTCGCCGCGCGTCGAGGGCGAGGGGAGGGCGTCGGTGTAGAGGATTTGAACGATGACCGCGTTTGCCGGGTCGCCGGACGGGCAACCGGCGAGGACTTGGGTTCCAACACGAAGGGGACGCCAGCGGCGGAAGTTGGCGCCGATCTCGGCGGAATAGGGCAACCAGCCGGTTGTCCGCCCGGCGATGTCCAGCTTTACGCGGGCGTGGCTATGGTCAACCTCGGCAATCGTGCCGAGGCAGAGGAGGTTTTCGAGACGGCGGGCGAGGTCGGATTCGGTCTGGCTCATGCGCCCATGTTGGGCACAGGCGCGGGGGCGGTTAAACGGGAGGTGGGTTGCTAAAGGGCTTTGCTAACCCAAAAGGTATTTCAAGATGATTTATGCCTGCCTGGATAGGCAACAGCGCCTAGTGAGAGGTACACATGGGAAAATTTCGCTTAAATGATAACCTCTTCGATAATTTTAGTGCTTTGAATAAGATTTTTTTGAGCGTTAGTAAAATATCTTAAATTTCTTGGCATTTTTGCGTATAATTTATAATGAAATAATTTGGTAAATTAAAATGAGAAATTCAATTTCTACTGTAAAAAACCCGTTAACTGTTATTTCTGTGTTCGCTGGGTTGGCGGAAATTGCTGGAACTTTAGTATTGCCGTTTGTATCTGAAAATAATCAAGTAGTATATATTTGGTTTTTGATGTTATTTCCGGCGTTGCTTGTTGTTTTGTTTTTTTTAACACTCAATTTCAATCCAAAAGTTTTATATGCTCCGTCGGATTTCTCCGATGAGAAGAATTATATGGATCTCTTTCGGCCTACATCGACTTCGGAAAAATTTCGGAAGTTGGAAGTTGAGATGTCTGAGCAGGAGGAAGAGATCCCAGCTAAGCCAGAGGCAGGAGAAAGCCAGACAACACTAACAAAACAAGCGGCCCTTTCGGCAAAAGAGCGGATGCTGTCGTACATGCAGCGGGACGCTCGAAGCCGTTATATACTTGCGGAAGAGTTGGTCATTGATCGGCTAGCAAGTGAATTCCATGCATTTCCTCGGCGCGACATAGCCTTCCGCCATCGTCACGGAAGTGAGATTTTTGACGCCGTCTTTGAAGATAAAAACGGATTGATTTTAGTTGAGATGAAGTTTTTTAGTGAAAAAGGGTATCCTCAGCGAATGCGGACGACGTTTGACAAGCTACAGGACGCCTACAATTCTATGCCTGAAGGGGTTAGAGAGAATTCCCGATTTTTGCTCGCAATCGCATATGAGATGCCAGAAAAAATGGCCAATCGCATTAGGCATGAGCTAGAGGGGATGCGCTCTGATTTCAGCGTGCCAATTGAAATCCGCACGTACGATATAAACGAACTTATTGAGCACGCGTAGCTACTAGCGACGAATAAAGCGTCCGACTAAGAAGGAAACCGCCGGACGCTCCTGTAGGATTGATACAGAGTAAATAAGGTGGGGGATGTCATGGCGGAACGTGGAGAGCCAAGGGATATTGGGTTAGACAGACTGCAGCTCAATCTTGAAAATCCTCGACATGAGGAGGTCGAGGGGCGAGACGAGGCGATGATCGAGTTGCTTTCGTCTGAGCAGGTGCTAGAGCTGGCTCGCGACATTGTCGAGCTTGGCGGCATCAATCCGATGGAGCGGATGGGCGTCTTTCCGCTCAATGGTACCGGAGGGGACGAAGAGCCGTTTTATGCTACGGCGGAAGGAAATAGGCGGCTTTGTGCCTTGCTACTCCTCGACGATCCGGATGCAGTTCCTGCCGATATGCCGAATAGAGCCCGCTACGTAAGATCATTTACGCGATTAGCCCAACAACTTGATCCAATTGATGCCATCCCGTGCATCGTCTTTGAAACAATGGATTCGGCTCGACCTTGGCTGGAACGCCTCCATAATGGTGCTCGCGATGGTACAGGGCGCCGTCGCTGGACCCCCGAGCAGCAGGCACGGAACACTAGCGACCGAACCAATCGGGCGGCGACACAACTGCGTGATCTAGCCATATCGCTCGATATTGTCTCGGCCGAAGACCTTGCACGGACGACGACGACGCAACAGCGTTTCATATCTAACTCCCGATTTCGACAGACCATGGGACTCGTTCGCCTCCCCGACGGTTCCCTCGAACGGACGAGTTGTTGGAACGATTTCGTAGTCAAGCTTCGCCAGTTTATGGCCGATATCGTTAACGCTGAGATCAACTCTCGCTCGCACAACACTCGTAGACAAATCGATGAATACGCGCAGGCGTTGGACGAAATCGAAGGACTGGAGCGTCGCAACGTTCCGCAGGGGGTGTTGGAACGGCGACCGGACGAAATGAGGGAAGTAAACCCCGAAGAATCTGAAGATCAAACCGCTGAGGGACATGAAGTCGACGACAATGGCGAGGATGAAGAAGGTGAAGCGGATGACGCTTCTGAAAACGGAGAAGAACAGGATGGCTACGAACGTCCACGACGCCGTAACATGATCGGTATCGATGATGAGATTGTTGCCGCCCTACATCGCCTAGGAAACGAGAAACTAATAGATCTCTATCTGTCGATCGGGAACTTGCGCCATCCGCAGCACACTCTTCTCGCTGTTATTGGATGCTGGTCCTTCCTAGAATGCGTAACACGCGCTCATGGTCGCCCAGACGCCACGGCTTTCGATGCTTGGATCAACCAAAATGCCAGGAACCTTGGTGTCGAGGGTACCCCCGACCGTCGACTACGTCGTATGGCACTCGACTGGATTAGTAACGGCGGCAATATTACTAAACATGACTGGCAAGGTGCAGCTTACGACATGCGCCAATTGTTCAACTTCATGGATGCATTGAAGCCAATCATCGTGGCAATTATCGACGACACAGCGGACAGCCAACCATAGAGAACGATTCCGCTGGCCGAGTGCGATACCCACTGATATAACTGCCTGTAGTGACAAGAAAAATGTAGTTATCTCAATGGCACGCACAGCTTCACCACTACGATATCCGGGAGGGAAATCGTCCCTGCTGAGGTTGGTCTCCGGGATACTTCGTCTTAACCGCATCGATCGTGGACATTACGTTGAGCCATTCGCCGGTGGGGCGGGGTTGGCGCTCTCGCTCCTTTACAAAGGCGATGTTGGCGAAATCCACCTTAACGACATCGACCCCGCCATTGCCGCGCTTTGGCGAGCAGTTCTGAACCACACAGACGATCTCGTTGAGTTAATGCATTCAACGTCAGTCACAATCGCTGAACGGGCCCGGCAACGCGAAATCTATTTTGCCCAACCGGAAGATGATGTGACCCTTGGCTTTGCGACCTTGTTTCTCAACCGAGTTAATCGGAGCGGCATTATCCGCACTGGCGGTGTGATTGGTGGCCTTGCCCAGACCGGGCGATATCGGTTGGATTGCAGGTTTAACAAGGCTGATATTGAGGCTCGTATCCGTAGGATCGCCCGATACCGAACACGCATTCGGTTTTCATCACTTGATGCTGGAATCTTCCTCGAAAGGTTGGCTGGCCAACTTCCTGTCCGTAGCCTTATCTATGCTGATCCGCCCTATTTCGTTAAGGGGGCAGAACTTTATACCAGTTCATTTCGACCAGAAGACCATGAGGAGTTCAGGGATCGGCTGCTTACGATTGAGCGTCCGTGGATTCTTACATATGACAACGCGCCAGAGATCAAGAAACTCTATGGATCCAGGAGGCAATTCGGCTTTGATCTTTACTATTCGGCACAGACGAAAAGGACAGGAAGCGAATTGCTCGTCGCATCAGCGGGGTTGCGGTTGCCGAACGAATTACGAGATCGTCAGGTGCATCGGCCACAGTATAGGTCGGCAACTGCGGGGCTGAAGTCACTTGAACACGCAAGTTAACCGTCAGGTTAAGTGGGATAGCGCTTCTAAGATCGCAGAACGCGCTTCGGCCAAATCCTCAGCAGTAAATCCCAACAAAGGCCGTGCCGGGTACTTGACCCTCGGCCCTCCCGGCTCCACGGCATCCACCCCGCCATATTGATGAACCTCGGCAATCCGCGCGGTGACACCGCTGTAGCCGACCGTCGCACCGTCCGCAGACGCTTTCAGCCCCAGGCGCCGCGCTTGCCGCAACCCCTGCATCATCTTTGCCGTACTTCGCACCTTGCCGTGGGAGTTCCGCTTGCGCGCGGGCCAGCGTTCGCCGTCCGGGCCAACCTGCCGAGTGATACGGCGTTGGTTCCGCCGGCGAAGGGTGCGGGCGATATCCCGCAACAGGGTTTTGCGCTTGGCTGGCTCAAGAGCCTCGAGAACAGCGGTTAGCCAACGGTCGACCGGCGCTAGGGGATCGTCGGCCATGTCCTACGCTTCCGGCGCGTCGGGCAAGCTGGGGAAGATATCCCCCATGCCGATTCCCAGGGCGTCAGGATCGGCGATGGGGGATAGGCGCAGGCCCTCTTCGTCCTCGGTCGCGGCGACGGTTTCGGTGATCTCGATCGCCAGGGAAACGTCGGCTTTCTTGTGGTCGATGATGTCGACGTGGAACTGGATGGCGTCTTCCGCCGCGTCCGTACATTCCCGTTCCAACCAGTCCAAGGCGACGAAGAACAGGTCCTGGGGGGCGCCCGGATAATCTGTGACGATCAGGTGCGCGGTATAGGTCATCAGGAAGGCGCGGTTTCCGGCGCCGCGCCAGGATTTGACGGCGCCTTTCTCGGCGAAGGTCAGCAGCTTGTCGGGCTTGATGCCCAAGGGCGCCTCGAGCAGCGCGGCGCGGGCGGAAGCGAGTTTCTTCATTCTCCGTAGGTCCATTTCCGTAGGGCCTCGACCTTGGCGCGGCAATCCTCGCCAGCCGCCCATAGGTCGGTCATGTAATCGGCCACGGTCTCGTCGTCATTCGCCGCCGGAACGGTCGGGTCCGGGGCGCAGGTCAACAAGGCGTCGGGGGGCGTCAGCCGTTCCACCCGGATTTGGACCGGCGGCGGTGTGTCGGCGCAGGCCGTCAAGAGCAGCGCGCAGCCGAGGGCCGACCGTCGCGCAAGCGCCTTCGGGAACTTTGGCATTGCGGATGTCCTGTTTGATGGTGGCGACGGCGCGGGCGCGGTTGACCTTGGCGGCCGCGTCGGCCTCGACGGCCCGCAAGGCGGCCGCATGGTCCGCCTTCAGCTTGTCGATTTCGGCCAGATTGTCGGCGTTGACCGCCCGTGCGGTTTCGAGTTGTTCGCCGAGGTCGGCGACGCGGGCGCGCAGATGCCCGACATAGAACCAAGCGCCGACGATCAGCGCCGCGAGAATGCCGCCGGCGACAAGCCGCCAATTGGAGAATAACCAGGTCACAGCAAACACAGGGTGCGCTCCTGTTCCCGGCGTATCGGAATTCCTCCGCAGTTGTTGGACGGAATGCGGCAATCCTTCCCGCCGGAATAGACCCAACGGAGAAGTTCGTTGCATGCGCCCGTGCGGTCCCCGGCATTCAGCTTGCGGATCAGGGTGGACTTGCGCGCCGCCGGTTCCCCGACGTTGTAAATCCACGACGCCAACCCGGTGCGGGCCGGTTCGGAAAGCGGCACCTTGACCATGCGGTCCAGAGCGTCGAACGCTTCGGCCATGTCGGTGGCCAGGAAGTCGGCACAGTTCGCGGGGGTTGCCGTCTGGCCGGGACGCACGCCCTCGGTGTGGCCGTGGCAGATGGTCCAGACGCTTGCGCCGTCCTGATAAGCGGACAGGGCGACGCCTTCCTTCTCGCCGAGGAACTGTGTGGCGATGGTCGCGGACGTGGCGCCGGCCGCGATCAGCCCCAGGACCGCTTTCGACAGGCGGGCCATGCTCATTTCGGCGCCCTCTTACGGAAGAGGACCGACCAGTATTTCGGGACCAGCAGGCCGATTTGCAGGACCACGTAGAACAGTGTCGCGGCGGCGACCCACTCGTTGAGGGTCCAGCCGAAGTACGAATAGGCCGCGCCCCCGGCCGCCGGAGTGATCTTCGCAACGGTGGTGAGTTCATCTTGCATGGCGTCAGTCCCAAAGGCTGGTGGTGGTGGCCGTGGCGGTTTGCTTCTCGGGGAGGATGACCGTGGTTCCGTGCGGCAGTTGCGCGCCGAGGTCGGCAAGGCCGGGGTTGGCTTCCAGAATGGCGACGGTCATGGAGGTGTCGCCGTCGTAGCAGCGCGCCGCGATTTGATCGACGGTTTCGCCCTGTTTCGCGCGCACGGTATTAGCCATCAGATCAACTCCACCACCATGCGCGGCCGTCCCATCAAGCGGGAAACCGCCTCGTTGGACTGCCGCATGTAATCGTCGGCGGTCGCTTCCAGGGCGTCGGCCCGGTCATGGCCGTCTTTCGTGCTGTCGTAGTCACGCGTCGTGTCGAGCAGTTGCGCGCGGGCGCGGGCGTAGACCGCCGTCCGGTAGAGGATGACCTTTTCCGAGATATCGCCGTACATCGTCGCGGGAACGGCGGCCAAGTCGTCGGCATCCCGTTCCGCCCGCCAAGTGGCGAGAACGGCGTTGATCTCGATCATGGCCGCCCGGATGGCCGCCGTGATCCGTTCGGCGCCGAACACGCTCCCCAGGCCGGTTTCGGCCTGCATCGCCGATATCGACAAGTCGGGGAACCAGCCATCGTTCTGGATGGTCTGGTCCTCGACAACGGGCGTGGTCGGAATGAACGCGGTCATGGCCGGGTCTCAAAAATAGGCGGCGACGGAGGGTTTCGGTTCGGGCGCTTGAGCGCCGTTTCCGGTCCCCGTGCCGTCGCCGCGCCGGGGGGGCCTCTTACGAACCGGCTTCGGCGGCGAGCGCCTTCTTGAGCCGGTTCAACTCGGTTTTGACGCCGCACTTGGCATCAAGCGCCAGGGCGGCTTCCAGATGTTCGATGGCCAAGGCGGGGGCCGTTTCCTTGTAGATCAGCCCCAGGGCCTTGTTCGCCTTGGCCCGAACCTCGTCGGGCATGTCGCGCTCGGAAGTCAGGTCCAGAACGGTGGTCAGCGGTTCGGTGAATTCCTCGCCGGGCGTGGTCAGGGCCGCGTCGGCGATTTCCTCGACCACCGTGGTCGGCAGGTCGCGGGAGATGTAGTCGGGCATCGCCAGTTCATGGCGCAGGGCATAGGTGGCGATTTCCAGGGCGCCGGCGTAATCCCCTGTGTCGAGGCGCCACAGCATGATCGTGGTCACGACATCGTCCTGGACGCCGCCGTCGGCCGCCAGCACGCCGTCGATATAGGCGGTGTACTCGGGCAGGAATTCGCCCTTCTTGGCGATCTTGGCGGTACGGGACTGGAACCCCTTGAGGGCGGCGCGATGCATGGCGAGCAACGCCAGCATCTTTTCCGCCTGGGTGCCCGGCGTGGCGGCCGAGGTGGGGGCCGCAGCAGCGGCCGCGGCCTCCCGTTCGGCACGTGCGCGGGCGAAGTGTTTACTGGCGATCGACATCAGGCCCACCCCCCGGCACCGTCGGGGAGGAGGATGCCCTCGACCAGGGCGCAGGCGCCCAAGTCCTCGATGACGTAGTCTTCATTCATCGAGAGGTAGTCGACGATGCGGTCGCGCTTCGGCTCGTCCTGGATGTACCGGCGGATGGTGCCCGACTGCGTGTAGATGGAGAGGTTCGACGGCTTGGTGATCAGCAGGGAGCGCGACGGGAAGAACGGGACCGCCTTGGCCAACTTGCCGCCCAACGCCTTGTTGAGGATCAGGGTGGAAAGGGCGGCCTTCTCGGTCGGGGCGTCGGAATCGGCCGAGTTGATCAGGCCGAGATACTTGTCGGTCAGCAGCGTGCGGCCGACGATGACGATGATTTCCGGATCATCCCGATACCAGGGTTCGAGCAGTTCGTTCGCCGCGTCGAACACGGCCGCGTCGAGGTTGCGGTAATCCGAGCCATCCTCGGTCCCGACCTTGATGCCGGTCAGCACGCGCTCGGCGGCATCCTCGCGAATATGTTGGAGCCAGCCTTTGTTCACGTCCTGCAACAGCGTGTTGGTGGCCGGGTCGGTGTCGGCCGCCGCCGAGGTGCCGTTGAAGCCGACCGTCAGCCGGTCGCGCGCAACCTGCAAGGTGACGTGGTTGCGCATCCGCGTCTGGAAATCCTTGAACTTCGCCCAGGCATCCAGTTGCGCGTACTTGATGTAGGTGTCGAAGTTCGTCTGTTTGCAGGTGTAGGTGCGTCCTTCCAGGTCGACCACGGAACGCGGCTCGCGGTCCTTCGTCGTGGTGTCGGTGCGGCCGGCGACAGGGCCATTGGTGCCCATGCCGAGGACTTCGGCCGACTGTTGATCGACCAGGGGCATGTTGATCTCCCGCAGGAAATCGGCGCTTTCCTGAATACGGTCGGTCAGCGTCTGCTCGACGGTCGGCGACACCGTGAAGGACTGGGTGGAAGAGGGAACGCCGTTGATCTCGGCGAGGTGCGCCGTATAGGCGTCGAAATGGGTGCGGGTTTCCGTGCGCATGTCAGCAATCCGTCTGGTTGGGGGTGGCGCCGCTGGCCTTCTCGCGCTGCGGCTTGTCATCGGTGGCCGAGAGTTGCTCGACCAGGGCGTCGAATTCGGAGCGGAGCCGGCCGAAGGCTTCGGCGCTGGCCAAGTGGTCGGCGAAGTCGGAGAGGGTGTTTTGCATCCCCGCCAACGCGTCATTGAGCGCCGAGACTTCCTCGGCGATCGCCAGGGTGCTTTCCTCGACCTGGGAGAAGCGGGCGTCGTCGGCCTTGTCCTTCCCGGCGAGCAGTTCCTTGACCCGCGTGAACACGGAAGGCCCTTTCTCGGGTTCGGCCTCGGGAAGGGCGGCCTCGAGCGCCTCGGAGAACAGGTGCGCCTTGACGTCCTCGGGAGCCTTGTCCGACTTCACCGCGAAGGTGAGCATCTCGGTGCCGAGGCTGGCCGGGCTGTCGGTGACGGAAAGCCCGACCATGTAGGGCTCACCGCTCTTCGCGAAGTCCGGCGACATCTCGATCGACCAGAAGACCTTTTGCCGGTCGCCGGCCATCTTGGTCAGGTCCGGCGTGGCGTCGATCTCGGCCAGCAGCACGCGGGCGTCGCCGTCGGTCTCCGAAGACAGGGACAGCACGTCGCCCACGGCCTTGAACGGACCGTCCGGCAACAGGGAGCGGAAATGCTCGATCCAGATGCGCGCCCCGTAGGTCTCCGGGTCGTAGTTGGCGGCCATCTGGTCGATTTGTTCGGGGGTGATCTCGCGCCCGTCGATCGTGGGGCCGGATCGCGCAACGCGGAATTTCTTGATCTTCATCGGCTCGCTCGGTTGGTGAAAGGGATTACGGCCTGTCATCGCCAAGGGTGTGCCGTTGCCCCCGAGCCGGGCAAACGCCCTTGGGTTGCCAAAGGGGGTTAGCAACCCACAACCGCGTGCGCGTGACCGGCGACGCCCCGCAGGGTTGGGGCATGAGCTATGCCGACGACGCCAACAACCGCCTGAAAGCCCGGAACCTGTTTTGGCAGGGGTACACCCCCGCCGAAATCGCCCGGCACTTGGACTTGCCCTATGGCACCGTCGACGGCTGGAAGCGCCGCGACAAATGGGAAGAGGCGTCCACCGTCGTGCGGATCGAGGCGCACGTCGAGGCGCGGCTCGCCCGCTTGATCGTCAAGGAACAGAAGTCCGACCGAGACTTCTCCGAGATGGAGCAGCTTTCGCGCCTGTTGGAGCGCACGGCCCGTATCGAGCATTACGGCCAAACCGGCAGGGAAGGGGATCTCAACCCCAACATCGAGAACCGGGCCAAGGGCCGGAAGAAAAAGGCCAAGCAGAAGAACGCCCTGACCGAAGATCAGGTCGAGGCGTTGCGCCGCGATTTCCACGCCAACCTGTTCGACTATCAACGGAAGTGGCACGCGGCGAAGCGTTACCGCGTCCGCAACATCCTAAAATCCCGCCAGATCGGCGCGACGTGGTATTTCGCCCGCGAGGCGTTCCTCGACGCCATCGAGACCGGCGACAACCAGATTTTCCTATCCGCGTCGAAGGCCCAGGCGCACGTCTTCCGGGGCTACATTCTGCAATGGGTGCTCGAGGTCACGGGCGTCGAGCTGAAGGGCGACCCGATTGCCCTTTGGAACGGGGCGACGCTCTACTTCCTCGGCACCAATTCGAAGACCGCGCAGAGCTATCACGGCCACGTCTACCTGGACGAATACGCGTGGATTTCGAAGTTCCTGGAGTTCCGTAAGGTCGCCTCCGCCATGGCGACGCACAAGAAGTGGCGCGTCACCTACTTCTCGACGCCTTCCACCATTGGCCACGAGGCGAACGCGTTCTGGTCGGGCGCCGCGTACAACAAGGGCCGGGCCAAGGCCGA